AAACGATTGTTTCGGGGTCCGATGATTCGTAGGCTTTGAGCTTTCGGGCAAGTTCTGCGTTTTTCGCTCTTTCGGCAACATATAAGGCTGTCACTTTGTCAAGCTTTGCCTTTGTTTTTTCAAGACGTCTGTTCGCAATGTCACGCTCCTGCTCGGTGCTTGCAAGACTTTTTTGCGTGTATTTAAGCTGGTCTTTGCTGTCACGGTACTTTTTTCTAAGCGACCTTTTTGTTTCTAAATCTTTAAATGCCATTTGTTATACTCCTTTCAACGGGTTTGAACCGAGAATATAATTGAGAAACGGTATTCTCGGAATACGGATAGATGTACCGACTACAATTACATTGAATCCCAATTTTTCGGGTTCGTCCTTTGCCTGTTCACGCAAGTTTTGCGGAGCAACTCCAATAGCCTTTGCGGCATCCTCAGAAAGCAAATAGACATCACTGCTATCCATAATTTCTTTGATTTTTTTGTTCATCTGAACTGTGTCCATATGTACACCTCCCTACTTTATTTCAATTCTTGGGAGTGCAAAATTAATGCACTCAGCTATGATGTACGGCACAGTACGCCCTGTGCCCTGATGCAGTGTCAATAACTTGTTCATCGTATCATCATTGAGAGTAATCGTAACATGATGATCTTGTTTGAGAATAACGAGCTTGTCCACATCAATCACCCACAATCTTAACCAAGGTCAAACTGTCCTCAATCAAAGTACGAACAACGCTTGACATTTTCTTGCCGGTTCTGTTGCAAATCTCGGTAAGAACCTTAACGGTTTCATCTGATACACAGGCTGAAACCACATTAGAATCTGCCGTTGACTTGTCTGCAAAAATTACTATCTGACCTTTATCGTTTAACATATGAACTCCTCCTAAAAATAAATATTACTCATCGTCTGATTTTGGAAAATGATAATGATAGATTGTGTTGCCGTTAATATCAGTTTCAATTGTGCAGTCACCTCTGTAATCGCTTTTCAGCAGATTCATAAATTCTGCGATTTCATCGGGTGTGCCTGTTATCTGCATTGTTATCACCTGCTTTCTGTTTTACCTATCTTGATTTCTACACTCAAAGCCGTTAAGAGCCTGTCGGCATTTTCAAGAGAAATACTCTTTTTGCCTTTTTCCCAATACTGAATAGCTCTTTTAGTAAAGCCCGATTTCTTAGCAAGCTCGCTTTGTGAAAGACCTTATTTATAAATGCAATCGTTTCTTTTATAGATTTTGACATTTCTGCTATGAATGCAGAAAAAATGACAAAGAAAAACTAATTATCCTTATCTGTTGAGAACTTAAAACTAAAATTGAAGAATTCAAGCTGATTGATTGTATCCTGCAATTCGTCAGCTTGTTTTTTTGCCTTTTTTATAAGGCTTTCAAACTCCTGCAAATTTGTAGCCGATATATTAAGCACTCCTTCATTTGAATAGTTGCCTATCATTTTATTTTTCATTTCTTCACCTCATTTATAAAGAGTTTTTGATAAACTCCGTAGCAATACCCGTCATCGTGTCAACACTATCAAGCATACTAATAACGCTGATAACACTGATGATATCAGGGATACTGCAATAGATGTAAAAATCGGGTGTTTCATTAACCGTTCAAGGATAAACACCTTATCTCACCCCCCTTTTAGTGTAATAGTTGCACTTTGTAACATTTTTGAAATAGTCACAAAATTATTTGACAAAACATAAATATTCTTGTATTATCGTTAAAGAAAGTAATATATTTACAGAAAGGAACATATTTATGGATAAACTTTACTTTAGCAATAATGCCGATGAAAATGCTGAAATTGATTTTCAGCAAATGCAATTAAACATTTCCCGTAATTTTGCCCAATTAGCTGAAAAATTGAAACCTATGTATGCTGAATTAGCAAAGGAAATGAGTAAAAATATCGGACACGCACTTACCGAATCGTTAGCAAAACCGCTTGAATCAATGAAGAACGCTTACACATTTTCTCCCGAAGTTGTTAAAACATTTCAAGAGCGTATAAAAGGTTACTGCAAAGAATTTCCAATTCCGCAAAGTGATAAAGAAATATCTGTTCATTTAGATGATAAACAGCTGGAAGTTTTGGAAGCTGTTTATATCCCCGTCAACGATTATTCTAATTCTGAAAAATCTGATAAGAATATTAAAATAATGTCAGTTCAAGCAATATTTATATTGATTTCACTTATAACGACAATAATACAGCTTGTAACGACCACTATTGAAAACAACACAGCGCTTGTCAACAATGATACCGCTCGTGTCGAATACAAAACGGCTGAACTTAACAACGATACAGCTCACACACAGTATGAATTGGCACTTCTTAACGATTCACAAGATGATAAAATCGACACCTTACTTAAAACAGCCAATGAGCTTATAGAGAAGTATAATGAATCTACCTCAGATGAAATTACTTCTTCAAATTAAGACCTGAAATTATAGAACAAAGAAGTTTTGTCAAGTTCTGAATTTCAGCCTGAAGAACTTTGAGTTCTTTATTTTGCCATATAAAAGCAAGACCTACCAAAATAAAGCCAATTGCTCTTGCGGCTACTTCAATTAAATATCCGATATCTGCAGCTCCCATCTTCTCACCTCCTCGGTTAAACTATAAAGCTGAATAGAAACACACTCTATTCAGTTTTTTGTTGGTTTGCATATCTCAATTTTGAGATGTTTAGGCTAAAAAAATATGCACTTTTCGCGTATCATCAACGATATTTAAAACCTTACAAATCAAAGTTGCTTCATCAACCGTGAACTTTGTCTTGCCTGAAATCTTCGATGATAGCGTGTTTACCGACATTTCCAGTTTTTCCGCAAGTCTTGCCTGCGTATAACCTGCCTCAACTATTGCTCCTTTGAGCATTTGAGCATTTGTCATTTTCTTCACCTCCTTGCTATCTCATTATTGAGATGATTATATTATATACAAGCAGTCCCTGAAAGTCAACCCTTTTTTGAGATATTTTTTAGATTTTTTTGTATTTTCTATTGCAAAATTGAGATTGATATGTTAATATAATGGCAATGAGGCAGGTGTTACACAATGACAGAAGAAATTAGAAATATAGTAAAAAGATTAAAAGACAGTATATTGGATTCAGGCTATTCTTACGCTGAGTTAGAAAAATTAACCGGTATATCTAGATCATCATTGCAAAGATATGCAAATGGAGTTACAGCAAAGATACCAATAGATGCTATTCAGATTATAGCAAAAGCTGTCGGTGTTAAAGCAGAATATATCCTTGGTTGGGACAATACTCCTATGGAAAGAGAAAACAAAGAAGAAGAACAAGCAATCCCACTTCCGCAAACAAATGTATTTATGCGACCTGTGTATGACAGCATTTCGGCAGGGTTCGGAGTGATAGCTCAGGATGTGCCTGTTGACTATATGCCTACATACATCACTTGCCCCTCAGAACAGGATAAATATATATGGATAAATGTTCACGGTGATTCTATGAGCCCTCTGATTGATGACGGCAGTAAAATTCTTATTAAAAAGCAAACTTCCGTTGACAGCGGTCAGATTGCCGCAGTCCTCGTTGATGATGAAGAGGCTGTTGTTAAAAAGGTCCTTTACAACGATAACACCGTTGAGTTGCATTCAGTCAACCCCTACTATCCCCCACGAGTGTTCAAAAATAACGATGTCACCCGTGTTCAAATCCTCGGTCTTGTAAAAGAAGTCAGTAAGGCTCTGCAGTGAGCCCCATACACCGACAGCCACGATCTGCCGATTAAATAGAATAAATAAAAAAAGACCGCTCACAGCTGGCACTATGAGCGGTCAAGTAGGAATAAAAAGTATTCAGTTTTTTCACTCCTAACAAAATTATATAATATATTATCATATTATGTCAATATAAGGAGTGAAATTTATGTCGTTGAAAACAATAAAAAAGACAATTTATTTTTTCAAAACTGTCCCAAAGTGTACCCTTTTTGCAGATGGTGATAGTGATACTGATGTATTACGAAAAATGTTTTCAAAAAGATTTCCAAAAACAGGGGTATATAAATCACGTGATGATCAATATGGAATTGAAATACTTTCATTTGATGACAATTACATATTTGGGACTTTTCTTAAAAAAGATGATTCAACAAATAAATTTATGAAATTAACACTTGTAAAAAATGATACACCTGAAGAAATAGATTTTAATAGTCAAAAAGTAATATTTGAATATTACTCGTTCTTCTATGTCGATTTAAACAAGTGTATGACTTCAATAATATCTAATAAACAATCAGGAAAATTTACTGATATTATCAACCAATTTCTCTTTGAGGAAAATTATCACATTTACTTTTTTCCGTATACTGTAGATTCCATAGATGACGCTATTAAAAAGTTTTCAAAAGTAAAGGCTATTGAGGCGGCATATAATCCTGCTGAATCAGAACGCACTTTTAAAACTATGCAACAATATAATAAAGAGAAAGAGGATAATTCTATTGAAGTAAGTAAATTGGAATTTAAAATAAAAATTAAACATACCGGTGCAAATTTCCCAGATGTTTTGAAGCAAATATCTGCAGAAAGTGAGAAATACAAAAAATACAAGATAGTAGGAGATTCACAGGACGGCATCGAACAGGTCTTTGATATTTTAGAAAAGGTGCTTTATAGAAGTGCTCAAATTGAAATAGATGGCAGCCCTACAGAAAATATAGGTTTTATTAAAAAAACATTTGAAAAAGAAATCCAATTACTTTATAATCAAGCAAACAGCTAAGTTAGGTTACAAAGAATTTTTGATTATAAGGTTATATAGATAATACATTGCCGCTAACACTTCAAGACTGCCTGCTATAAAGCCATACATTCCAATATAATTCATATCAGTTGTATCGCAAATCCAAGATATAATAGGTATCATAAAAAATATTGTTCCAAATAAAATAATTTTCATAAATATTTTGTGATGACCATATTTAATAAACCAACTTTTGAATTTACTATCAGAAGGTAGCGCTAAATATACGGTTGCCGCTGTTAGTAAAAATCCTACAAAAGTACCCGAAATTCCAGCTAAATTACTTGCATTTGAATTATTAGTAAAGAATTTTTCAATGAAACAAAATTTCATATCACAGAAAATAACAACAATTATAGGAGATAAAACTGAAACATAAATATATTTAAATACTACTATGTTAAATATATTTTTTAATTTTTTCACACAACTCACCCCCTATTCTTATTATAATGATTTTCATCTGTTTGTATATACAATTCAAATAAAAATCACGAAAAAAGGAGTGTAAACAATGGCTTTTGGTGATAATTTAAAAAGGCTCAGAACCAATAAAGAATTCACTCAAGAATATTTGGGCAAGGTATTATGCCTTAGCCGCACAACGATTTCTAATTATGAAAAAGGTAAAATGCAACCGTCAATTGAAACTTTGATTAAATTATCAGAAATATTCAATGTCACAGTTGATGAGTTGATAAAGCAATAAAAATCCGCCCTGCTCGACTGGTCCTCGAACAGAGCGGAATCATCTACACAGGGTGCAGATGATACGATTTAAACGCAAAATAATTGTATCACAATCCCCTGAATTTTTCAAGTTTTGAATATCAGGGGATTTTTGCACCCTTTTTTCAAACAAAAGGAGTGTATAAAATGAAAAAACGCAAAGACGGACGCTATCAGAAGAACATCTATATCGGACGAGATGAAAACGGTAAACGAAAGTACAAATCCGTATGTGGCACATCACGAAAAGAGGTTGAAACGCTTGCCGCCGAATTAAAACAAAAACTCGGCAAAGGCATAGATATCTCATCTGATGATACATACGGATGTTGGAAAAAACGCTGGCTAACGGTTCAGAGGTCACTGCAAACACCACAGCAATACAAAACGCTTGAACGGTATCTCAAACATTTTGCAGAACTTGAGCCTTACAAAATCAACAAGCTGACGATTGCCGACTTTCAGGAAATCGTGTTTGACTTAGCCGCTAAGAACCCAACAACAGGCAAACCCACAGCGAAAAAATCGCTGAAGGAGTTCATCGCAACCGCAAGCCGAGTGTTTGAGTATGCTATTGAAAACCGAGCTATCGACTTCAACCCACTGAAATATGTCAAAATATCAAAGAATGCGGCAAAGAAAAAAGAACGCAGAGCCTTGTCACCTGAAGAGCAAAAGCTAATAATCAACACTCCGCACAGAGGAAGATTGCCGGCAATGATTATGTTGCTTGCAGGACTGCGAAGAGGTGAATGCCTCGGCTTGCAATGGGCGGATATTGACTTGAAACGCAACAAAATAAATGTTCATCAGACTTTGGTTCTTAACGGAAACAATTCTTACATAAAAGCAGGAGCGAAAACAGAAGCAGGTGTCCGCAAGGTTGATATTCCGACCGTTCTGTCAGACTATCTGAAAAGCCTTGCACCCCACTCCCCATTTGATTATGTAGTCACAACCACCAAAGGCAAACTTATGACAAATTCAGCGTGGCGGAGATTGTGGGAGAGTTACATCAATTGCCTAAACCTCGAAGCATTCAATTCACAGCAAGGCAAAATTGTCGGCATTGCTCCACGCAGTAAATACTGCCCCGACGGTATTCCGCAGATCATAGAACCGTTTACAGCTCATTGTCTTAGACACACCCACGCAACAAATCTTTTCTATTCGGGCTATGATATTCTCTACATTCAACACCAGTTAGGGCATACCAAACCCGAAACCACCTTGAACATTTACACGCATTTAATGCAAGATGATACTGAAGCACCTGCGAAAAAACTTGATGATTTTCTCAATCGTAAAATAAGCTAAAAAATAAATGCAAGGCAAATGTTAGGCAACTGAACTTGAAAAGTCCGATAAACACTAAGCTTTTCACACATTTATTAAGTGGTTTGGGACCAAGATGCCGCAGGTTCAAGTCCTGTCACCTCGACCAAAAAAAGGTGGTTTTTTAACCGCCTTTTTCTTTTTGCCAAAATTACTTAAAATGCCTTAAAAGTGGCTTAAACACTGGGTTTTTGAGATTTTAAAAATTCAGTTGAGTAATTTTGAATTAAGTTAAAACAAGATAAAATGCAGTCAAACTTACTGTCAAACTTACTGTCATTTTAGTTTGCCTGCCGATTTTCAAGGAAACAAGATAATATATTTTTAAATTTTATTACACCGTAACACAAAAGATTTTTCTATTATTAAAACAACAAAGAGGTTAAGCAATTTTTTCTAATGCTTAACCTCTTTTTTTATTTTGTTGATTACAAAGCATTCCCATACCATAACAATCCTCTATATTTTTGTTCTCAATTAACATTATGCTTCATCACCTACAAAACTGTATATTGTCATCTTAATACTTCCTTTCTATTTTAAATATGATTACTTTCTAAAAATACAATTTAAAATTGTACCCCATATAAAGCACAACCGCTAAACATAGTATTCCACCTACAAGCACCAATACACTGCAAACCACACTATGGTTGCCCCTCTTATACCAATAATATAAATTTAACACACACGAAGTTACTACTACTATTAAATAGTTAAACAATAGCATTAAGCATCCATCAATACCCATATACTCTACAACCTTTCCTTTTATTTTATTATATTTTACCATATATTATATTTTAGTTAAATACTTTCTTGTATAGAAATATTATTTTCTATACAAAAGAAAAGAGGACTCAACATTGAGTCCTCTTCCCTTGAAATATTAAACCATGATTAAAGTAGTTAATATCAAATGTTATCTGTATTCCCAATGACCGCCGTCTTTAACCTTCTCATCCCAAGGTTTTACCCATTCTTTGTCTTCTACTGTTTTTGTGCCTGTCTGTACATATTCTGTCTCATGGTGGTATGCACCTGCACCGTTAGTTTCCAGTTCCCAAGTAAGATGAGCCTTTCTCTCCTTAGCATCATTCATCTTCATGCCACAATTATTACATACATCATAACCTATCCAACCATATACTGGCTCCTCGTGAGTACCTACTACCTTCCAATAGCCATCATGGTGAACTGTTTTGTAGTCGTCTACCCATACCTTCTGCTTTGGCTTTGCTGTAGGTGTTTCAGTCTTTGAAGATTCACTTGGCTTAGCTGGCTTCTGGTTATTACTCGAAGAGTTGCTTGGCTTAGCTGGCTTCTGATTATTACTTGAAGAGTTGCTTGGCTTAGCTGGCTTCTTGTCGTTATCAGATGTATTTGTTTTTGAAGAGTTGTCTTTCTTTGAAGATGTATTTGACTTAGTATCTTCTTTCTTTTCGGTGTTACCCTTGTTGCTGTTGTTTTTGTTAGATACCGTAGTTTTTACATCGTCAACCTTAACTGTAACTGTCTTACCGTCATCGGTTTTTACTTCTACCTTACCATCTTTTACTTCGACTTTCTTACCATTCTTATCAGTGATGTTGCCGTCTTTGTCAATTTTTAGACCGTTATCCTCAATAGCCTTGCTGACCTCAGATGATACAGTTGAAGTCTGTACGGTTGAAGATATTACTGACGGTTCTGTCGGTTCTTTCTCAGCGTTACAGCCTGCAAGAATGCTTATGCCGACTGCTGATGTGCCTGCAAGTATTGTAGCACCGCAGACAACGTCAATTACCTTGGTTTTTACTGTCGCAGTTGCTGTTGCCTTTACGATAG